GCGCGTCATACGAGCGTATCATTGCAGAGAAAGACCTTGACGCGCCAAACGGCGCAAGCATAACGCGTCTAACTCACGGCATTTTGCCTAACGCGATGAAAACCGAAAACGCCATCCTATACGGCGACGAACCCAACGCAATTCCGAGCGATGTGTTATTCTATCTATTCAGCGCAATGGATGATCGACGCGAAATTGTCCTGCAAAACGGCGAAGTTGTTAAAGCCAAAAAAGGATTCGTCATAGTTTGCGCGATGAACGAGGGCGCGGGCTACGCGGGAACAGCGTTATTGAATAGCGCGTTTCGCCAGCGTAGCGTTGTTATCGACATGCATTACTTGCCAGCAAAACGAGAGGCGAAGGTGTTAGTAGGTAGGACGGGTATCGACGCGGCGACAGCCGACAAGCTCACAGATATGGCGCTCCGGTTGCGCAATGGCACAATCAAAACGCCGATTGGCACGCGCGCGCTCTTAGCTTGCGCTTCGCTGATAAAACACGATGTCGACGCTCTCACGGCGTGCGAGTGCGCGATAACTAATCAAGTGCCTGCAACTAACGCGCTGGAACGTAAAGCAGTCTCGGACATTGTCGCAGCGTATTTCGGGAAGGGAGTTAAGTAACATGAGACGCACTCACTACAACCAATATCGCGCGAATCGCGCGCGCTACAACCGACATCGCGCGTCGATTGACGCGCAAGAAAAAGCACTAACGCCAGTTACGGACGCGCAAGCGTTGAACTACGCGAAAGAAAAGCGCTTCACGTTGAGCGCTAGCTTACTCGCAGACAAGCCGACGCAAGTCCGCGTCATTAATAACGAAGGCGCGCCACCTGCGGCTTACAATCCGTCAACTAAGAACATCATGCTAAACGAGGCGTGGCCTAAGACGGACAACGAAGTGACACGTTTGATCTTCAATCGTGCCAACTTATACCATGAAGTCGATCACGCGTTGTTTACCAAAGGCGACGCGAAACGAAGGAAGCTAGCAGAGCAATCAAAGGATAGAGACACGTTTCTGGCAGTTTCCAATATATTAGAGGACGGTCGAATTGAATGGCTAGGCAAGCAGAAGTTTCCGGGTAGTGGGGATTTTCTGGACTCTGTTCTAGTCGAAGCAACTAAGCTTTGGAAGGCCGACAATAAAATTGAAGGTCTCATTTGCTATTCGCGCACAACGATGTTTCGCAATCAGACGGACGCGGACTACTGGCAACCTTACAAGGCCAAAATCGACAAGGCGATTCGCGCGCTAACAACGAGCGCAATGTTGGACATTGCGTTTGAGCTTAGCGAAGCAATTTCGCCCGACAAGCCGAAGCAACCGGAGCAACCGCAGCAAGGCGACGCGCAAAACGAGCCGCAAAACGGCGACGAAGGCGAGCAAGGCGAAGGCGACTCGCAAACGCAGCAAGACAAGTCAGAGTCGCAAAACGAAGAGCAAGGCGAAACGTCGAACGATTCTGACGCTAACGACGAAGGCGACGAATCCGAAAACGGCGCAAACGGCAAGAGCGACGACAACGACGAAGCCGAAGGCGACGAAGGGCAAGGCGACTCAGAAAGCGACGAAGACAGCGGCTCTGAAGGCGAAGGCGAACAAAGCGAATCCGAAGACGAAGCAAGCGACGAACAAAGCGAGTCAACGAGCGCAAGCAATAGCAAACGAGGCGACGAAAAACCAAGCGACATCGACGGCGAAGTTTGGGAAAAAATTAAGCAAATCGCAGCGCAAGCAATGAGCAACGTTAAAGACGTAGCCAAAGCCGATTTGCAAGCCATACTAGACGAGGCGGAAACTTACGAACCGGAGCAAGGTTACGCGAGCGGCGAAGAGTCGGGAAGCGCTGACGAACTAGCGTCGATCTTCGCATCGCTCGCCGTCGAAAGCGCGCGCACGCGTTACCAGTCGTCGCGCGCTGGCTTACTTAACAGCGCATCGCTCGCGAGCGCGCTAACCGATAGGCGATGCTTTCACAAGCGTGAAGACACGCCAAGCGTGCCTAACGTTGTCCTGCTACTAGACACGTCTAGTTCAATGGACAATAGCGCTAGCGCGCTAACAAGCGCGGCGCGCGTGTTAAACGGCGCGCTGCGCAAGGCGAAAGTAAACGTCAAGGTGATAACGTTCGGCGGCTCTGGCCATGACGTCGCGCGCTGTCTGAAAGAGTTTAAGACGTTACCCGTAGACGCGCCATTGCTCACGGACGGCGGGACGCCTACGGGCGAAGCCATGCGCGCTGCAAACGACTGGCTAGAAACGCAAGCGTCGACGCGCGGGTTAGTGATCGTCGCGACAGACGGACAGCCGAATAACGCGTCGATGGTAGCAGACGAAGTGCAGCGTGCGGAGCAAGCGAACGGCTACGTTGTCGGCGTGCTAATCGGCATCGACGCGGCGCAAATCCAAGCGCAAGACGAGGCTGTTAAAGCGCACGAGACAGCAATGGCGAAAGCTGGCTTACTAATGCCCTCGCGACGCGCGTCTAACTCGGACACGCTGTGTAAGCAGTTTCACGAGTTTGCGTTTTGCCCTAACATCGCAGAGTTGGCGAACATCATTCAACCAATGCTCGCGAGTTATCTCGCGGGTTCTTAAAAACATGAAAATAGATTACTCTTGGAAGACTAATGGCAGCGACATAATAGCGTTACTGTTATCAGCGCTGGCAATAGCGTTGCTTTTTACATTCATCTATTTAGCTTAATGCAACCAATGCTCGCGAGTTACTTAGCGGGTTCGTAAGCGAGCGCCCAGCGCTTTCAGCGCGCGCGTTGCTAGGTGCGTCTCTGGCCTAGTGGCGCGCGCGTCTCGTTTCTACGCGACGCGACGCGGCGACATCGCCGCGCGCGATGCGTCGAGTTGCGCTCCTCTACGCCTCGCAAACGTGCGCTTTAGTTGCGCATTGTAGCACATCGCGTTTTCTTGTGCGAAGTTGCGCCACGATGAAAAGCAAATTTCAAAATACGATGATCGGCTTGCCCGACGATAAGCAAGACAGGAAAGCGACACCAATTTGCACTGGCGTTTTAGACTACTTCCCAGCAGCGCTCGCCGAAGTAGCGCGCGTCTCGCTAGCTGGCAACGAGCAACATAATCCTGGTCAGCCTCTTCACTGGGCGAAAGAGAAAAGCCAAGACGAAGCGGACGCGCTAACGCGCCACTTGTTAGCACGCGGGACGCTAGACAACGACGGCGTTCGTCACAGCGCTAAGCTCGCATGGCGCGCGCTAGCGTTGCTACAGCGCGAGCTAGAGGCGGAAGCGGGCTTTACGCGCGACGCGACGCAAGACTACGCTACGAGGCCGGGCAAGGTTGCGCGCGGGGCGCTCTCCCCTAGGACGCAAGACGCTTACGAAGCGGGACGCAAATACGCTAACGAGCCTACGCAAAAAAATTGGGACGCGTATCAAAATGCGTTATTGGCCGCTGTGAGTAAAAAAACATGAACGACGGACAATCCAAGACAGGCAGCCTAGTCGAGTCGCTAGCGAACATCGCAATCGGCGTAGTGCTAGCGTTCGTTAGCCAGCTCGTTATTTTCGGCGGCTACGGCGTCCACGTATCGCTTGCGCAGAACGCCGAAATGACGGTGTGGTTTACGGCGATTAGCTTAGCGCGCTCGTTCGTGCTGCGGCGCGTGTTTAACAAGATAACAACGCGCCATCCACAGCGCGATCAATTTCTCGAATACGCAAGATACAGGCTAGGCGCTAAGTCAAATCTCGAAGCGTTCGAGCGCCTAAACGCGCTGCTACCGAAGCGCTGCGAGCGCTGGAACAACGTCGCGCCAGACGGGCGGTGTCGATGAATATCTTGAAGTCATTAAAGGGCTGGCTAGTCGACGTGTTTGGTTTTATTCCGCGCAAAGACTACGATTTCGTTCAACGACGTAGGTGGCAAGCAGAAGACTACAATCGCGTGTTAATTGAGACGCAATCTGCGCTATACGATAGCATCTACTCAAGAAAGTTTAAGTCATTCGAGATGCTAGCTGATGTTCCTCTCGAAACAATCCAGACGAATGACGTGTTAGTGAATGACGTAAGACTTACTTGGAGCGTCCGGATTCCTCAAATGCGATTCGTGACGTGTTACGACATCAACAAAGAGATAGAAGATGTAAAGCGATACGTAATCACACGATTGTCCGCCGCTTTCGCGGAGCACATCAGTAAACAAATTTTCAAACAATGACCGCGCAAGAGCTAGCGCAACGCCTCGACGCTAAGCGCAACGGCGAAGGCTGGAAAGCGAAGTGCCCGGCGCACGAAGATCGGACGCCTAGCTTGTCGATCAAGGAAGGCGACGACGGGCGCGTGCTAGTGCGTTGCTTCGCCGGGTGCGCGCTAGAGGATATAACACGAGCAATGAATATAGAAGTGAAAGATTTATTTACAACCCCAAGACAATTCAATAGGGAAGTAGCAGTATCGAAAGATTTGAGCGGCGGCGTGGAAAGCAGACACACTGAGTCGGGTGTAAGCGCACCGGCCCATTGTAATACTGGCCCGAAAGACGGTGCGCGCAGCGGGAGTAGCGCCCCGCCCGCTCAAATTTCGCCGCTATCGGCGAAGCAAATCGAAGCCGTCGCTAAGTGGCGCGGTTACTCGCAAGAGCTAGTCGAGTGGCTAAACAAGTTTGGATTGATAGGGCACTTCGAGGGCAACATCGCGTTCCCCGTGCAGAACGGCGTTCACTTTCGCAAGAAAGACGGTAGCGGCTGGCGCTACACGCAAGGGGCTAAGCCCGACCTGTTCGTTCTCGGAGGCATCGAGGAAGGCGCGCTCGTGCATTGCTTCGAGTCGCAATGGGACGCGCTAGCTTACGCCGACGCTAGCGGCGAGCGCACGAACATCGTCGCGACGCGCGGCGCTAGTAATATAAGGCTGCTAGACAGGTTCCTTAACTTTAGCGGAACGCTTTACCTGTGGCCGCAGAACGATGCGCCGGGGCAGAAATGGGCGCGTGATATAGCTCACGACATTAACTGTCAGATGAAGCTAGCCAAGATTCCGTCGCCGCACAAGGACTTGAACGAGTGGCGCAAGAACGGCGCTACCGACGGCGACGTATTTAATGCGTTCGTCGACGCTAAAGATTTCAGTAGCGGACAAGTTGCAACCGGCGAGCACGCGCAAGCCTCTACCGCCGTCGAGACGACCGCTACTGAAAACAATTCTGCCAGCGCTCAACCAGGAGAAGACTATAAACTAGCGCCTTCGAGTCCTGCGGGCAAGCCGGTAGCTGACGTAAAGGCAGCTACTAGCACGCAAACACGCGCACCTAATGAGCAAGCTGAACGGCTGGACAGTGGATGCCAAGCAGAGGCAAGCGAAGCTGTCCGGCCCGAATTTCACGAATCTGTCCCACTAGCAGCAGAGCCGCCCGCGCCGACACCCGGAGACGCGATACCGTATAGCGGCGCGGAAGTTGCAACCGGCACAGTGGGAGAGAGGGCGTCGGTAGACGGAGGCCCAAAAGTGGCGAAACATCCGGAAGTCCTGACACAAAGGAGCGTTGAGCCTGCCCTCTCTAAAACTCTCGACGACACCGTCGCGTTTCTCAAGCGCTACGTCGTCTTCACGCTAGACGAGCAAGCCGACGTGCTAGCGCTTTGGGTCGCGCATAGCTGGACGTTCGCGTCGTTCCGCTTCACGCCCTACCTGAACGTCTGCTCGCCGGAGAAACGTTGCGGCAAGACGAGGCTGCTAGAGTGCATACAGCTACTCGTGCCTAAGCCGCGCGCAATGGTGCGCCCTACTGAGGCGGTGCTCTTTCGCACTATCGAGAAAGACAAGCCGACGCTTCTACTCGACGAAGTCGACACGATCTACTCTAGCGACGCCGACGACCGTAGCGAAGGACTACGCGCGGTGCTCAACGCCGGATTCCAGGCGGGGCCGTTCTCAACGATTCCGCGTTGTGTAGGTCACGACCTAACGCCGAAAGATTTCAACGTTTTTTGCCCTAAAGTAATAGCGGGAATTGGTAAGAATCTGCCGGACACGGTGCGAGACCGCAGTATCGAGATTCGCCTGATTCGTCAACTCGGAGATGAAAAAGCATCGAAGTTCCGCGCTGCAGACGCGGAAAAAGAAGTCGAGCTAATCCGCGCCGAGCTAGACGCCTGGTCGCGATCTAGCGGAAGTTCGCTAGCTGCGGCTAGGCCGTCGATGCCGCAACAGCTCCAAGACCGCCAGCAGGACATGATGGAGCCGCTAGTCGCAATCGCCGACGACGCGGGCGGCGAGTGGCCTCAGCGTGCGCGCGACGCGCTAGTCGGACTCGGCGCTACGCACGAAGATCAGTCGACGGGCGTGCAGCTCCTCGCGGATTGCAGGACTATCTTTGCGGCGATAGGAAGAGACAAGCTAACGAGCGGAGAGCTAATTGCACGCCTAGTTGACATAGAATCGGATAACTCGCCTTGGCCTACATGGTGGGAAGGCGATCTAAAGAATAACAAAATTCACTCGCCCGCTCGGAAGCTAGCGAAATTGCTAGCTCCGTTCGACATCAAGCCTGCAACGGTAAGGATGGGGGCCGGAAAAGATGAGGATGTAGCTAAAGGTTATTATCGAAACCACTTTCTGGATGCGTGGAAGCGCTACCTAGAACCAGTAAAAGGAATGACAACAATGGAATTAGGATTATGAGCAACACGAATCTCACACCGCCCGAAACATGGGAGCCGGGCGCGACAACTAAGTTCACCGTAGCGCCGCTAACGAAGTCACAAGTAACGGACGTTATGCTTCGACAAGCCGTCGCTTACAAGGCGCGACGCGCTAGCACGCCGCGCGACGAAGTCGACGGGCTCGTCGAGGCGCACGTTATGTATCAGCTACTAGCTGATATGGCGTCACAGCACGCAGAGCTAGTCGAAAGGATCAAGTGAAAGTATTAGTTATCGGGGATACTCATTTTCCGGCAGTCCATCCCGGCTACTTATCTTTTTGCGAGGACTTAGCGGAAAAATTCGGCTGTAATAAGTTTATCCATATCGGGGATTTAGTCGACTGGCACACTATATCGCGCTTCGATCCGCAGCCAGAGGCAGACGGAACGCTAACAGAATATAAGGCGGCACAGAAATGCGTAGCTAAGTGGAAAAAGTCATTCCCTAATTTAGTCGTCACCGAAGGTAATCACGATGCCAGATGCTACCGACAGGCAGCTAGCGTTAATATACCGGCCAGATTCCTTAAAGGATACAACGAGCTATGGGAGACTTCCTGGGACTGGACTCCTAGCTATCAGCTAGACGGCGTCTATTACTTCCACGGCACTGGCGTTAGCGGCATGTATCCCGCTATGAACACGATGCAGAAAATGCTGATGAGCACCGTTATGGGACATATCCACAGCGCTGCCGGAATAAACTGGCGGGCGAATCCGCAAACGCGCATGTTCGGCATGAGTGTCGGCTGCGGCGTCGACGACCGCCACGTCGCTTTCAAATACGGCGAGCACTTGAAAGTTCGCAGCGTGCTAGCGGCGGGCGTCGTGCTAGACGGAACGCCGCAACACGTAATCATGCCGTGCGGCGACGGGGAAAAATACAACAGAGCTAGGTTTAAGAAATGAAAGAACGAATAACTCGAACCTATGTGCCACTTTACGACATATCATTACGGCTCATAGTGACTACTAGCGTAGATGAGTCGGCGGAGATTCGCGGATTCACTCGCGGAGATTATGAAGCCGTAACTATACGATACAAAGGCAAGCTGTATATCGTAGTAACAAAGAACGCGACTCCTGGCACGATAGCCCACGAAGCTATCCACGCTGCGGCTGAAATTCTGCACAAGGTAGGAGTCAAGTTCGGATTCTCTAACCAAGAGCCTCTAAGTTACTTATCTGGCTGGATAACCGACTGGGTCGTCAAGAAGATTTAGCGCCCTTCGCCTTAGGTGGCATCGACATCTTCTGGCGCACCTCAATGAACTCGCATAACCCACAGATCGCGGCGACCACGATAGCCGACTCCGTAGCGCCGATAGTCGTGGCGGCGGCGGTTAGGCGCTCTTTTAGCCCGGCCATGCAAACCGGGACACGGACGCTGATTCTTTCTTCGGTTTGTTTAGTCATTCAATAATACTACGGAAATCAGTAGCATGAAGTCCATAGAAAATAACTAAATTTTACTTGACACTATGTCACCCACTGGGTGACACTCGCGGCCTCTCTCACTCAACTCTCTAAAAAAATATGATCCAGCAACGCCCGGCTCGCGGTTCGGATACACAGCCAATCACGGATACTTCAATAATATCGGCTGTCGTGACAAGTAAATTCTTGGCACTAGCTCAACGCTACGGCGTCACGCCGGAATACTTAGCGTCGCTGGCGTTGGGAAAATTCTGCGAGAGTCCGCCAGCGGAACTTAACGTCAAGTCGCACGCGCCGCTTAACGAGCTTAGCTGCGCTGCCTGCGGTCTCCGTCCGACGTGCTCCTCGCCGAAGAATCGCGCGGAGCTGGTATGTTTCTAAATAGGGGCTGATTTTGGGAATGATAAGACCTGAGCCACATATCTAGACCCTGGCGAATGACCTTGCTCCAATCTAGCTCCGGTTCCATTATGAATATCTTGTCGAGCGCCTCCATTTGGTCGTTTCTGAGACGGATACCCTTCGTCACGCCAGAGAATCGCGGATTTCGGCGCTCCGCTTTGTTTTTGCGTGTGTGTGTTTGCATGGTTTCGCAGGATTGCACAATCGGTTTAATTCGTCAAACAAAAAAAGTTTGAAAAATATGTTGACAATGATGCACACCTATAGAATAATGTGCAACATGAGCAAAAAGAAAGAAGCAGATCAAATCGAAATCGAGCGCGGCGAAGCGCAGCGCAAGGCGAGCGAAGGCTTCGCGCAGCGCTCGACTAAGCATCGGCATCACTGGCCGTTTACGCTCGCGGCGGCGCAAGGCGACATCGCAATCGGACGCTGCGAGTGCGGCGAGCCGTATAAGGAGGTAAAATGAGCAACAGGCACCAGAGCAAAAAAGCTGATGCGCTAGCAGAAGTGCGCGACCCATGGCAGCAAGCAGCTGATTTTCGCAAGCTACTCTTCGAAGATGTGCCGCTACCTAAACACATCTCGCATTTAGGAACCAATCCCGTAAATGCAGATCACTACGAGCCATCCGCCCAGCCGCCCAAGGCAAACGAAAGCAGCTACCGCCCGTATGAGTCGCATGTATCCACGCAGCAGCAACCCGCCACCGCCGAAGCGGGGCAAGCGCCGCAGGCAGCCGAGACGCCAGAAACACGCGAGCGCCTAATTCGAGCTTATTCGGGGATGGACAAAGAGGGCCGAGAAGCACAGCGCGCAGGCTACAAGGCGCAGCGCGATCAGCTACAGGAAGCCAATGACATCTACGCGCAATCGCACGAAATCCTGAAGCAGCAGCGCGACCACCTGCTGGCGGCGTTGAAGGCAGCATTGCCGCTGATTGACGATGCTCTACAAGACGCGCAAGGCAAACCCGGTTACGAGATTCCAACGGAATCTTTCCGGTTGCAAGCAACAGCCGCACGCGCCGCAATCGCAGCCGCCGAAGGCGAGGTGCAATGAACGATATTTACGAAGCTCTATTCTGCCCCGTCCACGGCGCGGTAGGCTGGCTATTGCTATGCTGGCCGTGCGCATTTTTTGGCATTAGAAAATTCTTTAATTTTTTACTTGACTGTGCAACAAAGCATGCTAAAACTAGCACAACAAACGAAAGGAATTAAACAAAATGGACTGTAAGCAATGCGGGAGTAGCACTACTCCTAAACAAACAAGCAGAGGAGCCGCTTACGAGTGCAACGGCGACAACGGCGAATGTCTTAACGAGCGCGGCTATCCTACGACGACGTGGGGCGACACGGGAAACGGCGGCGCGCCGCGCCGACAAGCGCCGCAGCAACGCCGAGCGCCGCAGCAAGGCGCGCGAGCGACGCCCAGCACGAGCACGGATGCGCAAATCAAATGGCAGACGTGTTTGAAAGTCGCCGGAGCCGTCTATCAAGGCAGAGAGCTAGCGTCCGCTAAAGACGTGATCGCGTTCGCTCGCGAGTTATTCGCGGCGAAGCCCGTCGTGGCGAAACCCGCGCCGAAGCCCGCGCCGGTGGAAGACGAGGAAGCGCCGGACGAAGAGGAAGTTTTTTAACCCAACAACCAAACGAAAGGAAAACTGAAAATGAGAGCTAAGAAAAAAACAAAAAGAGGATTCAACTGGCTAGTCAAGCTGAACGCACTCGTTCGACGCAAGCGGCCACTTACCGACAACGAACAATACGACCTAGAAACAAAGGCCGGGAGTTGGCCGACGTGCGCTTGCGGTCAACTTTGCCAAGCGCTACCGCGCATAAGCCACAGCGCAACTCCGTTAGACAAAACATTGCAGCGTCTCGGCCTCTCGTTCTACTCGCGCATTCAGCACAGTAGGTGGAGCGACGCGCTCGTAGCGTTCCGTAAGATCGAAAAGCGCAGCGCGAAGCTGCTTAAGGAGATGGCGGTGACGGCATGAGTAATGAATCATCTTCAAGTCGTATTGTCGCGGTTCTAGCGAAATGAAGCTCACTGTCGAAGAAAAGGTAAAGCTCGACCTAGCCCTTAATCTAGGCGAGCTAGCGGCAGCTACCGGCTTTAGCCGCGCCGACCTAGCGAAGCTAGGCATACGCAAGCGCGACTTACCCGGCGGGCGAATGCGGCGCAGCGACTTCTGGAAGAAGTATCACCGAGGCGAGTTTAGCGCGCCTAAACTAGCGCACGCATCGCTTTCGCCGTTGAATGATCTGCAGTCAATCGCGGGTAAACTGCGTGCGCCGCGTAGGTCGAGTGACCTACTAGACGCATCACGTCTTCGCGGCGAACGCCCGCTTCGTAGCACCGAGTTACAAACGTTACCCGCGTAGAATGGAAACAGATATGACCAAGCTTCAATTTACGAAAAAAGCGCCACCAGGATTTTCCTGGCATGTCCGGCATCTGAAACGTCTCCCGCCGTCCCTCCCCTCGAAGCCGCTCGAAGAGGGGTATAAGCTGCGGCGCGAGCGGGAATTCCGCGACGCTGTCCTTGTGACCCTTAGTTCGGAATCGAATGACGGCCCGCTTCAGATCAACGTCGCTAAGATCGAGGCAGGTTTCACTAAACCGGCAGCCTTGATGCCAAGCGATGAGATAACTCACGAGCATCCAGTCTGGCTCACTTTTGAGGGCGTTGAGAATCTTCATGTGCTCCGCCTCAGTGATTCGCGGCTTACGCGGAGCGGGATCGAGCGGAATACCGAGGGACTCGACGGGATTGATGCTAGCGAAGCCGGACATAACGGCCTCCCTCATGCCCATCCTGAGAAACTTCACTTCTGTGAGCGCCGTGTTCTTAGTTACTTCGTAACACCCGAAGGAACTATGACGTTCCTGACGCCACTTAATGAAGCTTCGGACGTGCTGCCGCGTGAGCTGCCGAGGGATTACGATACTCTGCGAATCAAAGAACGCTTTGATATTGCGCCACGCGCTCGTAAAGCGCGCGTAGCTTTTCGGCGAATTGGCGTAGCGCTGCTCGAAATACTGCGGAAGCCACGCTTCCCACACTTCGCTAGCGTCGCTTCCGTCGCGCTCCGAAGCGGAGACTTCGCGGCACAGCTCGCGCGCGCGGCGCGTGTCGGCGGTGACGGCGTGTCGAAATTTCGTCGATTTTTGGACGCGTTTACCGGACGTGTCGATGCAGCTAATCCACCAAAACGGGGAGCGAGGGCGCTTGTAAAGAGAGGCCATTTATGAAAATACGCTGTAAGGAATGCAACTGGGAAGGCGTATTAGAACAGGTTCTTGAGGCGAAGCATCCATTTCAAGATCAAGTCCTAATATATGGTTGCCCGAAATGCCTAGAAGCCGAGCCATTTGAGACTTTATGTGATGAACCGGGTTGCCGAGACATCTATAGCTGCGGAACTCCGTCACCATCTGGATACCGCCAAACATGCCACAAACATATTCCAATAGTGTCACATAGTGTAGAAGGGCGTCAATAAAAATGAACGAAAATTTTGAACTCCCCTGCGAAACTGACGCAAATTGTGCAACACCTGATGCACAATCTCGACATGCGGGTTCGATTCCCGCTGCCCGCTTAGCCTCAGAATCAAGCACTTATGAAAGTAGTGTAGAAGAGAGTGTAGAAACGAGCGCCGTGCCTGCGCTGGCCGAGCCAATAACGCAGCGGGACGAAACGCCCGCTATGATAGCCCGCGATGGGCTGATAACGGGATCGCATCCCGATTCGGACGTTGGCGGCGAAGCGCGAGAAGCGACGGATAATTCCGGCAGGGAAAGACTGACTGTCGGGATACTGGAATCTCGCGGCGGCGCTCCTCTCTCCACTCTCGCTACCGAGTCCGGGCATTGGTATCTCCCCGACGGAACGCCGTTCTACACCTACGTCAACGACGACGGCGAGACGAAGCCCGTAACGCTGCGCGAAGCTCGCAAGGTTAACGCCTTTCCGAGCACTACGACCGTCGGTAAAATTCTCGAAAAGCCAGCGCTCAATAATTACTCCGAGAAGCACGTCTTTGAAGCGACTCTCCGACTGCTGACCGAAGAAGTAAATTTAGGCGTCAAGGCAATTTTGGACGACGAGAATCTACGCGCCGAGTTTTTCGCGCGCGTAAAAGTCGCCGCTAACGAGCATCGCGACAAAGCCGCTAATCGCGGTTCGTCGTTGCACGGCGAAATCGAGCGCTACCTGCGCGGCGAGAAACTCTACGAGCCGGAACGATGGTGGCCGCACGTCGACGAGCTAGTGAAGGCGCTAGCTCAATACGGCGTCGACGTGCACAAAGGATCTCCGGAGAAATGCTTCGCGCACCGCCTGGGATATGGCGGAAAGGTCGACTGGCACGAGCGCACCGACCCGCTAGTTATCGACATCAAGACCAAACCGGAAATCGAGCTAAACAGCAAGGGTAATCCGAAGAAAAAGCTGGTCTACGACGAGCACTTTATGCAGATCGCGTCGTATCGCACCGGACTAGCGATGCCGAACGCGCGCGGAATTAACGTTTTCGTCGGCGAAGCAGATCGGCGCATCTGGATTCACGAACACACACCAAGCGACCTTAATCGCGGCTGGAAGCTATTCGAGCTACTGCTGCGCGTTTGGAAAATCAAAAACAACTACTACCCAAAAATAAACCAATGAGTCAACACGATTTCTATAAACAAGCAGCTATAAATCCCGTCGAGCAGTGGCCTAAGTGGGTCGTTACAACCGAGTGTGGATCGTCCTATCACTTCGATAAAAAGGAAGCCGAGAAGTCTAAGGCCGAATACGAATCGGAAGGCGTAAAGGCAACGCTTATGAGGGTCGAATTTTCGTGAAGCTACCACGCGTCCTTCCCGACTCCGTGCTGCGCCGCATGAGCGCCGCCGACCGCGCGTCGCTCGGCAAGGCGGGGCTAACGCGCGCCGACTGCGAGGCGCTTTGCGAAGCAAAGAACGAGCGCGAGCTGCAAAAGCAGATCGTGAGCTACCTACGACTACAAGGCATCGAAGTCAACGTCAGCCGTACGGATAAGCGCACGACACATAAGAAGGGCTGGCCCGACTTAACGTTCGCGATCATTTTCCGCGTCAACGGTTATCGCTCGGAATGGATACCTTGCGCGTGGGAGATCAAATTCGGGAATGGAAAACTTTCACCGGAACAAGAAAAGCTAGCTACCACTCTTACCTCTCCTCCTAATGGCTGGCGCTTTCGTGTTATCCGATCACTAGACGAAGCCAGGGGGGAGTTATGGAAGTTGGGAATTGGAACCGGAAACTAAGCAATGGATAGCAATAATACAGATACTATCGAGCGAGAAAATCCGCTCGACGCTTTACTCACCCTCGCGCGCGGAAGCGGCGAAGCGAGCGTCGATATGGCGCTTGGCGGCCAAGCATGGCATGAGCGCGACGCAGATAGCGCACGCTTTCAACGTTACGAGGCAAGCCGTAAGCAAGGCGCTAAACGTAACGCACGGCGATGCGTAATCGACGGCGTTATTCGCTACGCGGATAAGCCGTATAGCTCGCAGCGCCCGCGTCCGCCGTCGCCGGAGCTACTGGCGTTTTACCGCGAGCTAGCGGCGGCTAAGAAATCAAAGGAGTTATTCTAATATGGCAAAATGTGGACATGGAAATCTAACAACGACGAACTGCCCTATCTGTAACCCGCCACCCGCACAGCCGCCGCCCGTTAACAGCGAACTAGCCAAGGAACTTGCGGCAATGGTCACGTCTTATGTCGAGGGCGGCATCAGGCTTGGAACTGATTGGCGTAATGGCTTAGACAAGATTATCGAGATAAGACTGAATCGTAAACCCGCACAGCCTCAGCGCAGCGAGCAGCCGCCGCAACCGTGGCTCAACTTACCGTGTGGATGCACTATCGAGAAGGACGACAAGATGAACTCATCCGTGTTTTGGAACGAGTTCAATCGAGTAGTGCAATGCCACAAGTGCGGACAGCTTTACGAGCCAGTGCCACCCGCACAGCATGAGTGGACGGTCAAAACTGTTACTGAGATAGCAAATCTCAAATATCCCGTTGGAATTGCTTTGTCTAGTTGCTTCAAGCGCATAGCCGACGCCCACAACGCCGCACTCGCCGAGCGGGAGCAGTTGAAAAACTGTCGCATTGTAAGCAATAGCCTCGCTAGGGCGCTGGACGCCGAGCGGGAGCGCCGCGACCATTGGCAGGGCGTAGCAGAAGCGCACGATTGCAGGGACCTCACGGATGCGTTCGTGCAGCTAACGCGAGAGCGGGAGCAACTCGATACCGAGCGGGAGAAGACAAACAACTGGAGCAAGGTGGCCGAAATGTTCCGCATCCAGCTTCTAGCGGCGCAGGCGGCGATAGAGAAGCACAACTTCACACATCGTGACCGTGGCTGCTACGTGATCGACGTTGACCCTTCCGCCTTGCGTGAGCACGACGCCGAAGTCCGCAAGCCGCTGGTGGAGGCGCTGGAACTCTTACAAACTCGTGTCGAGACTCGTGGTTGCCAGCTTATTATTGAGCGCGCATTGGCTCAGACCACCATATCGGCCCCGACAAGCGGCGCGGCAAGCAGCGATCCGCAGTGGCCAGATGTGATAGGCAGCGGCGGGCAAGCTCCTTCCGAGGCAAGCAGCGAGAAGCAGGAGTGGTATGTGGATGAGGAGGGCGACATTGTAACGATTCGCACCAAAGAACTGACGCGCATATTTGTGTTTCCGAAGGGAACGAATAGGAGATTACCGGAAGCAATTTGCGCCATGCGTAAAGCCGAACATGCCGCACTAGAGCAATCCTCCGGTGCGGCAAGCAGCGAGCCGCAGCAGGAGCTATCTCCCGAATCAATCAAGGCGTGGTATGAGATTTGTGAGTATTACAAGCTAGGAAACCTTTCCATTGCTGGCGCGAAGATCATCAACGCCGCACTCGCCGCCGAGCGGGAGCGCACTGCCGCCTTCCGCAGCTTGTGGCATAGCGGCACGAACAAGCCGCTGGCTAACGCAGCTAGATGCTTCATGGAGCAGCAGAACGGAGCCACCAAGAAAGCGTTACAAGCTGCGCTGTCTCAGGTGAAGGAGGAGCAATGAAACTAGCTACTTGTCACCCGGCTCAGCCACACTACGCTAAAGGCTTATGCCGTAAGTGTTACCAGGGCGCTTACCATAAGGTATACGACGCGCAGCGCTGGCGTCCCGCCAAGGGCGACCCGCTCGACGCAACGAATCCGCACGAGTCGCTATTTCGAGTCGTAACGCGGCGCGCGTTCGGCGTATTCGCCGTAGCTAGCGGCGGCGGTCACATGCATAACGGCGCGTGGAGACATCTGTGAACGAGCCTCCAGTTAGATTATGCTGCTTCAAGCGCCATTATGGGCCTGTCTGTCCTGATGGAAAAGTGATGTGCTGTATCTGCTTTGACCGATTCGATCAGGATATGCTTAATCGGCGTAACGGATACATCGAAGATGTCTGCGCCGAGTGCGCGATGCGCGAAGATCAAATACAAACAAAAAAGCGCCACGCTGCATCTCACTAAAGCAAGTCGAGAGCTGTCTTGCTAAAGCGAGCGCAACGTGGCGCCAATCTAAAATTATGAGAGACCTATTTGAAGTAGAGGCCGAAGATGGAACGTGTTATTATTTCTTCACGGAAACGGGAGCTAGTAGTTGGATAGCTAATCTTTGGACAGAGAAAAAGAGAGTAGCTAGGCTTACGGGCCGAGTCCGAAAATTTCTTTCGGGGGAGGCTGAGCGCCCCGTTCGCGTCGAAACCCTTTCATCGCGCTATTCAAAATCCGCGCCCTCTGACGATCACTAGCGTTCTCCGGCGTGTTTTGTTCTGCCTCTTTGTAAGGATTATTCACGTCCGGATGCCACTCGTAGCCGCTAACGCCGGTCGTCGCCGCAGCTACAGCGCCAGAGATTAGATTCGACGCCGTCGGATGATCGACGCCGTTCGAGCGCATCTCGTCGTAAACGTCGCGCAGGAACACAGCCGCCGGAATCGGCATGCGCTCGCCGAGGAACTCCGTATAGCTCAGTTTCGGCTTCGTTAGCTCGGACATAACCGGCTGGCCCTTCTTCGTGAGCTGCTCTTTATGCCACGGCATAGGACGACCGCTAAAAGTTTCCTGACCTAGCCCTAGCGAAGTAGCTAGTGCTAAACCTGGTGACAAGCGATAGCCTGCATATTTCACGAGTGGGCTAGCGAAGTTAACGAGAGCGTTTTCTCCGGGCTTAGCAGAGTAAGCCGAGTAGATCATCTTGATTGGTAGAGCGATTAGCTCAATCGTCGGGCTAAGAGGAATACCTTTCCCGAATGCTCTAAGCCGAAGAAAGCTTCCCGTGTCTTTCGGATTCGTGAGATTCGGCATATTACGCTTGTCGCCTGTCGCCTGCGAATACGCAGCCTCTAGCGCCAGCGCGCCGCCGTAAACCGTTAACAGCTTACCCATGCGAGCCGCAGTCATACGCGCCGCGACTAGCTCGCCAGGCGTAGCGTTGCCACGGTTAAGCACGCCGTTGTAAACGGCTTTCACGTTGTCGCCGAACGCCGCGCGCCATTGCGCGGGCGTGAGTCGCGGGCCGAATAGAAACTTCCCGAAGAATCCTCCGACGCGCCCAGGAGCTCCGCCGCCGGTGCGGTTGTTGATGACTTCCGCGATGACTTTGCCGTTCTCTGCCGTGCGCTCCTCTGCCGAGAGCGAGTCCATTGCTTTCTTGAACGACTCGAATCGGCGTAGCTGTAGCTCCTCGAACGCCGCGTGAGATCGCGGAGACTTGCCGCCGCCGAGCACCTGGCTAGCTTCGCTGCGCGCCGTTACGTCGAGATTGGAGCGCACCGCTAGCTTATAGTCGTCGTCGGCGAACATCGTCGACATGCGCTCCTCGTGCGCGGCGATGCCTTCTTTAGTAGCTAGCTGCATCGAGTTTTTGAAATTCTTGAGATACTCTACCGGGTTAGTCCAAAGACTATCACCCATGTGAGTTTTACCGAAGACAGTGAAGTGGCCCCAGGTCGTAATCCTGCGGGTTGTCGAGTCGTAAGCGCCGTAGACCTTACCGAACCGGCTACCGCCGACGCTAGCAGCTACACGCTTAACGCCTTCGCCGATCTGCCTGCGAGCGTATTGCTTGGCCCACATATCTTGTGTAAGATTTTTGGACACTCCTTGCGGTCGCAGAACGTCCATAATAGCCACTTTAGAATGCCCCGTTTCGTCAGAGAGGCCGCTAACGGTTTTAGCGAAGTCTGCCCCGTTTTTGAAATACTTATCAAGCGCGGCATCCCATAGCGCAGCGCGACGCACCGGGTCTTTGAAATACTCCTTGCTTTGTTCCGGATTTATGTTACAGGGCATGGATGAAAAATATATTATTGTTCGGTTTAACCGCACTATTGTGCGCTTTGAGCGAACAAGGTTCTGCGGACGTGAAAGATGAACTCGATATTTGCGATGCTAAATATAAACTGGCAATCGACTTAGTAGACAACGATTTCAAATACAATAAAATTGACTCGGCGACATACCTATTCTTGACTCGGCGAGCTATGGTCGACCTAGCGGCGTGCCAATACAGGGCCGCCACGGCGGGCGACGACGCTACACCACACAATCCGCCATCTTCTCCTTAAGCCATTTCGCCGTATCGTTCTTTAGCTCGTCTAGCGACATCGACTTCCCGCCAGCCTGCTTTCGCACTTCCTGGCGCACCTTATCCGCCGCATCGACGCGTTCCTTGTCGATCCTTACTATGTCATTAGCTCCGCGAGCTAGCGCACGTCGCTCTTGAGGAGCTAGCTCTTTAACTTTTTTCCCCATCGACTGAAACGCTAAATCTACTAGGTCGTCGTAGCTCGCCGGATTTACGATGCGTTCGCCCTGCGTTGCTCGCAATCCGCTTCCCGCGCTAGTGAATACGGGCTGTGATTTCCTGATATAGCCAACCTGGGCCTTTTCGGCGTCGGTGTAACCCTGTAAGAGTTGAGGATTAGTAGGGTCTTGCGCTAGCTGCCTAGCGGCTTTTCGCCTTTCCATGCTTAGGCGCTCTCTCTCTGCGCCAACGATACCAACTTCCCGCCAGCCGCTACGACCGCTTGTCTTAGCTACTCGAATCGGAGCTTCAGGGTCGCCGCCCTCGTTGATAAATTGTTTTCCGTAGTCGCGGGATTCCTGCCATGTCTTGCCTTCGCCTGGAATAACGGCGTCGTCGCCAAGTTCTTCTTTTAAGTAAGCCTCGGCTACTCCGGTAGGCTGGCCTAGTTTTGGCTGCGGACGAGATACTCCGGGTTGCTGCGCGGCTTGAGGATTTGCTCGACTTGTTGAGCTATTTCCCGTAGGAGCGGACTCTTCCACTCCGGCTGCGGCATTAGGCGGAACAGATGACTCGGAAGGGGCTTCCTTTGCCATCTCGGTTGCGATCTCATCTTGCCGCAAACCATCGTCGTGCTGGCGCGCAAAGTCAAGAGCTTCGTTAGGCGGCGCTGCCTGCGACGGCGCAGCCTCGCGGTTCGCTAGCTGGTCTAGCTCGTCGTTTAGCTCAGCGATGCGCTGATCGACCGCCGGATGCGTCGCGCCCGTCGCTCGGTGCGCTAAGTCGTTCTGTAGCTGCAAATCGCTGCGCTCGCGCATTAGTCGCAGCTCGTCGAGCGTTAGCGGCTCGCGGACTGCCGTAGCAGTTTCCGGTTTTGCGGCACTTTCCTGAGTAAGAAAATCGGTCTTTTCGGGAAAACCACTTACCTGCCCCGCATCGGCGTTCGCCGCCTGCACGTCTTCGCCGCTCGTCGGCGGCTCTTGATAGCGCTGCGTAATCGGCTCCACGCGCCCCGCCGCCTGCGTTTCCGGTACGACGGGCGTCTCCGGAGCTACCGGAGGCTCCGGTGCTACGGCGGGTCGCTCCGTTGCGGCGATGGCCGTCTCCGGCGCTGCTTCGCCGCTCTTGAAGCCTTTTGCCGCTCCTGCTCCTGCCAAAGCAGCTCCGAATAGCGCTTCAGAACGTTCTTGCGTCGTCTTGGCGTTAACTGCTGCCAGCGCTTGCTGAGCGCTGAATCCGGCGGCCATGAGACGTTGAGCTGCTGCGGGTAGTCCTCCGCCGACGACGGCTGTAGCGGCTCCGATTGGTGATTGGAGGAAATTGAGGACATCAGATGGTAGGTTAGCAGCTCCCTTGCCGATAGCGGCTAGCGTGCTGTCGTCGGGGTTGGCCTGCGGGAACGCGCGCGGGACTTCGTGAATGGCGGGTTTGTTAAGTCCCTCCCAAATGTCTCCCAGGTTAGGGTTGGCTTCGCTAGCTGGAATAGCTCCCCAGTCACGGGGAGATTCCTGAGCGGGCTGAGCGCCCCAGTCTGCCGGGTTTTCGACTGGCTGTGCGCCCCAATCTGCGGGACTTTCCATTAAGGCTTTACCCAGGTTTTACCGTCCGGCCCTATGAATGTCGAGCCGCTCGGTAGCTGGTCGTATTCTTGCTTGCTAGTGACTTGCACCGGCGGCGGAGTTGGTTGCGCTGGCGGCGTAGAACCGGGCGCGGCTTGCGCGGCGGGATATTGAGAATTTCTGAGCTGTTCCGCGATAGCCGTAGTAGCCCTCGAAAAGTCGCCGGGTTGCGTCTCTGGCGATCCGGGCGCGGGTGTAGGCTCAACGCCAGGTTGCGCAGCTCCGTTGCTCGGCGTGTAGCGCGCGGCTGCTAGAATTTTCGGCGTGTCGTAAGCTAGCGCGGAATTACGGCTAGCGATGTCGAAGTTGCCACGGCGAACGCCGGGGCCGGTGTCGGAAACGTCTGCCGGTATTTGAGTCCCGTCAGCTAAAGTAAGCATCCCGTGACTACCTAAAAGGGCTTTGTCCATAGGATTCACGGCTAGTGTAGCATTACCGTCTTCTAGATAGTGCATCGGCGCGCCGGTAGCTGTTTCTCGACCGCCTTCCATTCTTGTATTTCCCTGGCCGGGCGTGTAAGTTGTGTTATTCCCTCCTAAACCTGTCATTGGAGGACGACCTTGAATCGACGACATCGCGTCTCTGTAAGCCTTAGCCGCAGCTAAAGATCGATCTTTGTAATCGCCTTCGCTAGCGTCGCCGATAGCCGGATGATCTCCGATAGCAGGAAACGCGCCCGCGCCGGACTTGTATCCGCTTAGCGCCGCGAGCGCAGCGTCCGCGTCTTTGCCGGTAACGCCGAGCGACTCTTCGAGCGTTTTGCGCGCGCGGTTCATGTCCGCTTCGTTAATGATCTGCTGTTTCCTGAAATCGTTAAGATCGTTGACTGAGGAATTGCCGCCATTAGGGTCGTCTATCCAAGTTCTATGCGCTTGAGCGTTTACTAAATCTAGCTTCGCCGATTCTAGCGCTTTAGCCTGCGGGTCTTGGAATCCGCCCATGCTTTTAGCGCTCTCTAGTGCGCGCAGAGCGTCAGTGCCGCCGTAATCAGGAACGTTATCAGGATTGCTAAAACCACCGTAAGGGTCGTTCGGATTCTGTATCCCATACATTGTTGCGTTAGCCGCGTCGTTAGCTTCGCCTTCCTTTGCGTTGGCTTGATATGCGCCTACGCCCTTGGCGATGCCGGCATACATTTGCTGTTGCGCCGCCGCCTGCTGTTGCGCTTGCTCTTGCCGGAATTTCATAATCGACGCGACGATTGGGCCGATGTTAATGTCTTCTATGCGCGCGGCGTTGCCTAGCGTGGCTGCCGTTGCTTGGCTGGGATTAGGGTCTGACCATGATAATGCCATAAAATTTACTTAGCTGAACGCGCAGGGAAGTCTGGATTGATAGACGTTCCGACGGTCGTAAGTCCGGGGACATCGCCAGAACCGCCTCCTCGATAACCGCCCCATTGACCTACGGGTAAAATTGATGTCGGAATGTGATTGAATCCTTCAAATCCGAGGCTAGGGTCTCCTCCTTGTAAGAGTCTTCTGAGTGACATCTGCCCGAAGTAGTCGTAATTCCCTAGATTACCGGCACTACCTTCTCCAAGATGACTAAACGAGCCGGGGAGCGCCATTGAGAGGTTAGTTCTTCCGCCAAATATACTGTCCCCAGTGAAGTTCGGCCCGAAGTCTACGGGGCCGGTTACAGTTGGTGCCCCTCCGATGTCTTGCGCGTATCCGCCCGGAGAGAACGGGTCTTCTTGTGCTTGGCCGCGAGGGGTGTTCTGGAACTGTCCGGGATTTTCACGACTACCTACTTGCGTAAAACCCGCTGGCAATCCGCCAAATGGATTGAACCCGTTAGGCATAGTCAATCCTCCAGGCGGTCCCATTGGCGGAGCCGGAGCAGGCGTAGGAGCGGCGCGCGTCGCCGCTGCCTTTGCTTGCGCCGGGGAAGCGCCGCCCTGTATTAGCCTCGTGACTAGTCTAGCTATCGGGCCGGTTATGAATCCAGAGCCGGGAAGCAAAAGATTCGAGGCTGTCCCGACGATCATACCGACGCCGCGTTGCGTCGGGCCGCCGCTGCCCCATGTGCTAGAGGGATGAAGCGCGGCGTCCGTAAAGCTATCGAGCGGGCGCGCGCTTAGATTACTTACCGGCAAGTTCGAGCCGTCTAGTCCGCTAAAGTAATCCGGTATTCCGCCGCTAGCGCCGCTGGTAGCTCCGCTAGTATCGGAGCCGGGCGACGACGACGGTGCCGAATCGCTGGCGAAGCTAGCTGCGGCTGGCGAATTTGGAGCCTGGTAGTTTCCGTCGGCGTTAACTAGAGGGCTAAGGGATAAACTCGGATTTGGTAGTGGAGGGCTGCCGCCGGGGTCGGGTGAATCAATGTATTGATTGCCGCTATAGTCAGGAGGGCTTGTAGGCAAGTATGAGGAGCCGACTATCTCTTGGCTGGCCGGGGGCGCGCCGCTACCGTCTAAGCTCATGGTCGGCTCTATTGGTGCATTCCATAAGCCGGACGAGTCGCTGAAAATGGGCGGAAGCCCCGCCGAAGCTGCGCCCGTCGGGCCGCCGCTAAACGTTCCGTCCGGCGACTGATACGCCGTAGGAGCTACGTCGCTCGGCGCGTTGTATGCCGCCGGTGGTAGCAATGACTGATCCATCGTAGGCGGCGCTCCGTAAAACTGGTAAGAGCTAGTAGGATACGAGCCGGGCGTGTAACGCCCTTGATTACCGCCTATCGCCGTAAACCTTGCGTTACTGGGATCGTAACCGCCAACCATCGTAACGTGACTGCCTTCTCGTCCTGTCGGAACGGATGCCCCTCCCCTGTTGCTTAAAAATCTCCGAACAGCAATGTCGCCCTCTTGTGGAACATTATGCTCAGGGCCAACGTTCCGCCAATTACTCGCAATCTCCGGATGATTAGGGATAGGTAAACCTGAGTGATGGAACACCGATGCGACAAATTCTCCGCACCATGCCCCACTCATAGGGTGCCCCTCCTGACGCATAAATCTTTTAACCGCGTCAGGGCCGCCAGCTAGCGCCGCCTTAGCGGCCTCTATTCTTAAATTCCTGGGAATAGGCATTAAATTTTAGCTAGTGGGGGCTGTTCGCCTAATATGCTTATCCATCGTTGAACGGCGTCGTTGTCTTGGCTAGGGCGTTGTGGAGGCGGCCTGCGCGGAAAAATATCTTTGGACGACCTGAGCCAGTCGGGGGCATAAGGGTCAGAGAAAGCTGGATGAGGATAATCGGGAGACAGTAGCTTTACGGCTGCTTCCGCCTCTGACCTAGCGTCCGCCTTTTCCTCTTCTTCGGTCATGTTAAGCCCCAACAGCAATAGGATTACTAAAACCAAGCTTGTCATACATAACCTTCATGTAGCCGCTAGCCGCGTCGCGAATTACCGCGTCGGGCCGCTTCGCCGCTACTTCGTCCGCCATGACGCCGATTTCGGTTCGCTTAGGCTCTTGGATGTCGTATTTGTATAGATTGTGTCCGTTAGCCCTGCCTACCCTTTTCACGTTAGATTTTAGGCGCGGGTCAGAGAACGCCGCGCCCGCAATCTGCGCCGCACCGGCGAGTGCCCCCATCCAAGAGTTATTCTGCGGCTGCATGTTCGCCGCGCTCGCGCCTACCTGATTCGCATACGAAGCGTTGCCAGCGTTAACGCCTAGGAATCCGGCGTTCGGATTCACGTACGCCATGCTGCGGTCGGCGCTGACCGGAGCAATCATCTGCATCCACGACTCCGGCGTCGCGCTGTTCTGGAAATTCATCGAGTTCGTCAATGCGTTCTGCGACAAGTTCATCCCCTCGCCGGTGACTGCGGCTTGTCCGTAAACGTTTCCGCGCGCCGCTTCGCCGCGTCGCACCATCTCTGTTTGGCCCGGCGAGAAGTTTCCAGCCAGGTTGTCAGAGATGGTCTTTCCGGTCTGTTCGCGCAGGTTGTAGCCCGTCGGGTCGATCTGCTTTAGCGCGTCGAGCATCTGCGAGTATTGCCTTGGGCCATACTTGTCCTGTAATCCTTGCTGCTCCTCAATGCGCTGAGGGTCGTAAGTGTTACGCGAACTCTGCTCTCGACCTAAGAATCGGTCGAGCATGCCCATGTAAACGTTAGCTCCCGACTTGTAGCCGCTCTTGAAGCTCGGAGGGTTAGGTATGTTTGGCTGAGAGCCGCCTTTATCCATGATGATTCCTTAGATTGAAAAGTGTTTTGCGAACCTTCGTCGCGGGATATGATTTCGGTTTACTTAGTCCGTCTTTAAGCCGGTTGAACGTTACCGTTCGGCAAGTGATAAATGCTTCAAGTATTACGAATCCGAGTAACATGAATGCTTTGTTATTGTCGGCTACTAGGAAATTTATATGGACGTTTTTACCTTTTCGATTGAACTCGAATAAAGTATCGGGAAACGTTTCAACTGGGCGAGCTACTGCCGCCCCGGCTATTGAATCGTCGTCGTTTCTAGCTACGAAAAGGAAGTCGTTGCCTGCCGCCCATTCCAGGTATTTAAGGATGTCTTTATCATCCCAGGTGTTAGCTGGCGCGTATTTTTCCTTCAGGAACGGAATGACCTGCCTAAGCTGATTCTGCGACGAATTTTCCACGTAAGTCTATTGCTTCCGGAAACGCCTGAGCTGTTAGCTGGCGAATTTCTTTACGTCCTGCTGTTACGGATTTAACTTCAAACTGCACTTGATGAAACTTAGGATATGGCATTAAACTCATAGAAGCCGGTTGCACTCCGGTGCGCGGGAAGACCGCCGGAAATGTAATAGGGAACAAAAGGCCGGTAGGGTCGCCAGTGTCGATGATTTTCGTAATCACTAGCTCTCCTTCATCGAAGATCGCGGTAAGCGAAATCTTACCCTTGCTCTTATAGAGCTTCATGTTTACGTTTAATCCCTTCTTAGGGCTGTCGAGATCGCCGAAGATCATTCCGCGAGTAATAAAGTGAAATGGGATGAAGCCGTTGTAGTCCGTATAAGTGGCGTCTGTCGCATTGGACTCAGCGACGTAATCCAGAAACTCTATGACCGCGTTGTCGTTAGCTAATCCCATTATCAGCTTATCGACTCCGTTATCGTTGCGAACCGCGAAATACGAGATAGGTAGGTTCGTCCATCCGCCGCTCCATTTACCAGTAAGCGTGTTGTAGACGAGAATGTAATTGTTAGTCGAGGAGCTATCGAGAGCTGTCGCTAGTAAATATTGTCCCTTCCAAAATACTCCTGCGGCTTTACTTGCTGTCGACGGATTGATTCGGTCGGTTATGTCTTGAACTGGAAATGAAAGCGGTATCCCTAGCTCGTATTGATTATCGCTAGCGATTGTCTGCTGCAAGCTGCGCACCTTCAAGTCGCTAGCCAAAAAGAATACGTCAGCGCCGCATTGCGTAGCGCTATTCGTCGCGACGCAGCCGATGCGACGATGAACGCGCTGCACTGGCATGTCGCTCACGTTTAACTGCGGGTCAGCTCCGATCATCCAGACTTGATTACGTTTGAAGACGGCGAGATTCGTTCCGCTCCACGGAAGGACTGCGGTGATCGCCGCGCCGTCGCCGCCGCCTACTTGAATCTGGTAGCCGCCGGGAAGCGACGCCCAGAGCGCATCGTTTATCTGACCGCTAAAGTAGATCGCGTCCGGAGCGCTAGCGACGCCGCTAGCTATGAGGCGAAACCCGTCCCATAGCAAAATAGTGGCAGTCGAAGGAGGTGTATCGGTAGACAACGTAGTCCATGTTGCGTTGTCCCATTTGGCGATATTCGTCCCATTTCCCGCGTAGAGAAAGGAGTTCCCTGTCGCGCTAGTTACGACGCCCGCTAGGGGGCTTCCCGCCGAGAGCAGTGTCCATACACCGCCGTTCAACTTATACGTGCCTCCGCCGGTTAGCATTGCGACTGCGTAGTCCGCTGCGCCGGGCGACTTGTAGTAATCGAGAACCGAGATGACGCCGCTAGCGCCCACGTCGCCGCCGAGTAGCGCCGTTCCGCGACGGCTTGCGGCCTGGCCGGTTGCGCTCGTCTCCACGTCTTCGAGTAGCGCGCACGTCGTCTCGTCGAGCTGCAGCGGCACGGCGTTGCTAAACTGGCCGCCGATGAACGACGATTGCGAGTCCGTTAGAATCGGACTGTTTACGTCTGTTAAGACGAGGGGCATGTTATCGCGGCCTTCTGGCCGTTATGTATCCGCTAGCCTTGCATGTTCCGGCCGAGAAGATGGCTTGAGCTACCAAATAGAAAGTATTTGTTGCACCGCCCACGCCCAGGTTTTTAGATGGAATTACCACTGAATGTTTGCAAGTCGTGGTGACATTCCTAAGTCCGCTAAAACCGTCCGTTTGATCGCCAACTAATGTCGCACTTACGGTGCTAATCGACGCTTGTGCATCTCCACTCTGAGTGGCACCAGTAAATTCAAATATAATGTGGCCGCGAACGTCCCATACGCCGGTAGTCAAGACTATGCTTGTTACGTTGACCGGGGTAGCCGTAGTAAGAGAGGGGCCAGTTCCAATGCCTACGCTCGATACTATTATCTCACCGATGTTTCCAGCACTTGCAGCGTCATTGGCTGTCGAGCCAGTCATTTGGCTAAAGTCTGAGTTCGCTGGTGTTGATCCAAAGTTAGCCATGTTATAAGTGAAAGTTGCCGACTACGTTGTTCGTAATATTGGTGTTAGGTTGAACAGACAGGTTGTTCCATCCAGGGGAAGCGATCTTGTTCTGTTGCACCGTTAATCCCGCAGATGTCCAAGCGGTATTCCATGGGAATGCAACTTGGCCTCCCAGATCGGAATTAACCAAGGCAAGTCCTCCAATGGTTGCACTGAGATTCCATCGAGAATCATTAGCATTTCCTAAATACATAGTTCCATCAGTCCTTCTGTATGTTAGACTTCTGCCTGCGTACGAGTTATAAACGCCTTGCACAGGAATATAGATTCCGTTATACGTAGCGTTGCCTCCTATTGTAAGTCCCGACATAAGATCAACAGCGTTGACGCTTGTGACCGCTATTACATCACTAACGCTCCACGTAGTAACCTGATCTGGGTATGTCACCGCATCGCTTGATGTTGCGTATGTAGCCGAGTCATCCTTGATGTTCCACGCAGTGCCAGTCCACTCGATTCGCTTGTTATTGCTGCCCGTCCCGACAAGGTAGTAACGCCTCTTGGCGTTTAGGTCACCCCCGCGCAGATACAGTCCGTTGTAGCCACTTGTCGATCCCGTAAGAATCATGGCCGTATGCGTGTCCGTGAGCGCGTTGTATGTAAGCGGTATGTTCGGAGTAACCGTAGTAACTGCAACGTTCGCTGACGCCTGATCCTTCCATTGCGCCACCAGCCACGGACTAGCCTCTGCCGCGCCAGAATGATACAGATTTCCGCTAAGGTTGCTGATCGTCCAAGTCGCCCATGCGCTAGACCAGTAGCATTGACGCGGGCTGTTCTGTCCTGCTACTTCGTATTCCCAGCCTTGTATCTTGTAGAAGTTATGCCCGTTAAATGTGCCTACGGGAATGTAGATGGCTTGCACGGTCGTATCTGGCGCGACGCTAACCCTGAAGATGTCCGTGACGTTAGCGACCTGATTCTCCGCAATGAGCGACGCCGATAGCGCCAGCATATCCGTGTAAAGCATACTCGTTGGGATACCTACCACTAGCCACCCCGCCGAAATCGCGTCGATCTCCAGCGCCGCAAGCCGCTGCGCAACTTGCGTAAGCGTAGCCGACGCCGTATCAAAAGTGGTACGCGCAACCGTGCCGGTCGGTAACGCCCAGGTATTGACGGGCGGCTGCAGCAGGGTATTACCTCCGGATTGCAGCTTAGGCACGTCTATAGCGCCCGTTCCGCCCGTAACGTTCGGCTTAAGCGCGTAAGCCAGCACGGCGGTAGCCGTTGTCGTGTCGGCCACGAGAAACGGCGCATCGAGATAGCTCGTGTCGCTAGCTGAGTGCCGCAGCACCCACGAGCCGCCGCGCAGTAGATGCACTTCGACGTAAGCTAGTAGCGTCGACGTATCGTGTAGCACGCGCACGCCGTCGATAGACGGTGAGCCGGTCGAGGGCACGGAGTTGCGGGTGATGTTAATGATGCCCTCCGGCGACCCTGCGATGATCGTAAAGTCTACGGAAGTGTCGCTCGTCTGCCCGTCAGCTTGAATCGTTCGGCGGATATTGAAATTTCCGCTAGCTGGATAAGACCCTTGCCAAATCCGATACCATCCCGCGCTCGTGATAGAAAGAGGAATTTCGACGTTGCCGACCTGAGTGTCGGTAGTGCTGGTTCCAGTGTTAATGGACGGAGTGGACGGCGTTAAAATTACCGGGAAGAAAGCGCCGAGCTTCGCTATCGACAATTCCGGCGAATACTCGTCCGCCTTTAGAACGTCGAGGTTGCCGCCGCTCGTTTGCGTCGCGATTAGCTCGATATAATCGCCTGCGCTAAGTATGGCGACGGTAGAGGCGGTAATGTTCGTAGGAACGAGCGACGAATTAGCCGTGTCCTGCTCGCTCGCGATAGTAACAGAGCCGTTTCTTCGTATAGCGAGCGTGCGCTGGCCGGTGACGTTAGAAGCGAACGAAGCGGAGCCTGCGATTGCGAAAATGCCGTCCGTTTGGGCCGTGAGGCGTGTGGGGTTTACTGCGGAGTTCCACTCGCCAGTGTTAAATCTCGAAGTAGTGAACGGAACAGCCGTCGGAACTCCGCTAGCGATGTTTACGTTGCCAGCCGTCGTTACGCGCGTCGCCGCCATGAGCTGCTCGCCGAAGCCTGCGTCGCGCAGCCAGTGCACGTTGTTCGTCACGGCGTTGTAATCGTGCGGTGCTACTTGATTCGTGGGGTCGAGAACATCTGCGGTTCCGGTCTTGAGCGTCCATCCGGACAAGTTGGAGCTTATCTCGGTGAGGATTAGCGTCTGTAGAGCTAGTCCTACGGTGTCGAGCAGAGCGATGTCGCTAAGCGATGCGACGCTATCGACGTAGTAGCATTTCGCCGTTCCTATCCCACTAAAGACTGGGTTTGAAACGTCAATGATTGGGGAAGACATAATTAAAAGTCCCAGGAACTATCCTCACATGAAGAAACATACGGGGTGATAACCGGCTGGTAGGCGCTCTGCTTCATGTCGGCGTCTACAAGTGTTTGAATTTGGGCGGCGGTTTTAGCCGAATATTTCGTAGCTTGAGCGTCATTTCCAAGCCGGTCGAACATATCTGCCGCTGCCGCGTTAATGAGAATGTTGCTAATATTGCGAAGCTGAGGACTGTCTAAGTCGTCGATTAGCTGAGATACTCGTCGTTTGCCTAGGATAAGAACGCTACCGGGCTGGTTTACGCTACCGTTGATTCCCTGCGGGCTTTGATTAGGTAGTAACCATACTCGAAGATGCTTGCGCTCGCGCTCTTTCGGCCCTAGCTCGACTAGAACTGTCTTACTGGTAGCTCCCCTCACTGTGACTATACCTAGCGTCTCTTCTTTGGAAATCGTAAGAGGCGTGTCGTAAGTCTTAAATCCCTGATCCCATATAAAATCTTCCTGGTCAATAGGAAGCGGGCCGGGAAGGTCAGGAATACCGTTCTTCGTGATCTTGATAATCTCGCTAACCTCGAATCCTGTCGACTCTCCCTTTATGAAGACCTGCGTCCCGATGTCGGGATTGTCATGCGTGTGGGGGTGGCGCATTAGCGGCCCGCCGCCAGGATCGGCTGCATCGCTCTTAACTTCCACTGGCTCATTGAAAGGCGGAAGCACAGAACACCCTACGCTCGAAAGCATAGAGTAGTTAAAGGTATCTCCGGCCTGCTCGAAAATATCTTTCTGAACGTTGAAGTAGTAAGAGATTTCAGCTTGCTTCAATACTGTCGCTTGAGTAATAGGGCCGCCCTGATTCGTTCGGACGTCGATTACACGATCAAAGAAGTAAGGCAGAATGACTTGCTCTTGGCTCGGCGCGATTGGAACGTTCGCTATGACAAGGCTCTCCGGTAGCATGAGAGTGTCCCATAGCTGAGTGTAGTTCCTGCGAATTCGGTCTCGTGTGCTCTCGCGAATATCCGGCTCCCATCGCCCGATAACGTCGCAAACGGAGTCCACTAGCTCAACTAGCGTCTCGCCGCTAGCGGTTAGATTCTTACTCGTGCGCGGCTTAGGCGTCGAAGGAACGTCGCTCTGCTGCGCGGCGGTAAGCAGCGCTTGCGCTTCCGTTAGTTTTTGCGCGTAGATTCCTAGCTGGCGCATGAATTCCCACATATCCGCCAGCACAAAGGTAATAATTACGTCCTCTATGTTGGGAATAAGTAGCTCGTTAGCTGAGTCGTCGAACCTGCGCTTAACGAGTAGTTCAAGAGTTCCGTCCGTATCTGGCGCGGGGAATAACCGAACGGAAGTCGATTGCTGGTCGCTAAGGTAGCGAGTCCAATAAAACTCCGGAGTCCCGCTATTGATAAACATTTCAGGGTGTGACTCGAATATGTAGCTAGCGGTTACGGGGTCGAGAAAAACCCCGTTAAATCGAGCTGAAATAATCTTTTCTGCGTCTACCGGAATGTCATCGCCGCCGCCGCCTTGTCCCGGCGGGGGAGGTGGAGGCTGTATGGGAGGGGGCGGGCGAACATGAGGAGGGATAGGAGGAGGAGGACGAACAGGCACGTCAGGCCCGTTGCCGGTTTGGTCGAGAGTAACTTCAATCGTGACCGTGTCTTGAGCGGCAGTCCAGTCGAATGAGTTAAATACGAGACGATGGCGAGCCTTCGCGAACGTTAAGCACTTTAGCTTAGCGTAGTCGCCCGTCTCGCCTACCTTGTCGGTAACGTAAGTGACAATATCGTCGTAAGTCATGGCGTTAGGAGGCTACGCAAAATCCGGTGATCCCGATTGGGCTTTGAACGAAGTAGTAAGTCTTACAAGTCGTGCCGCTGCCTAAAACGGGTAGCGTTCCTAGAATCGCAGGAAATGTAGGCACGAATCCGTTGAGCTTAATAGCTACTACGATACGTCTACCGTTCCCGGTGTTGACAAATGTGTAGGTCTTGTTTCCGGTAAGATTGTCCGATAAAACTGAATACGCCTTCCAGTCAATCGCGGTAATTCCGGCAAGGCTCGCGCCGGCAATAGCCAAATCCGCCGCCGTCGCAACGGTATCCGGCGCGGGGCCGTTCGCTTTGCGTATGCCGATTAGCCGCGACGGAAAGCGCGGGTCGTCGCCCGACGCCGCCGTGCCTGCTCCTGTTCCGAGCTGGCGCAGCGCGGAGATATTCGCAGCGCCGCCGTTCGGGAATGCGCCGATGAGCTGCGCTAGTGTGCATTGGCGAAACGCGCCGCTCTTGACGTAGGGGAAGGCGTCGGCGCTTGCGGGTGGGGCGCTCACCTTTGCGGTAACGAACGCCGGTAAGATCGTCGCGGCGTCGACTAGCGTGTGCAGGCTAGGAGCGTCGGGGATGCCGGTTGTGAAAGTTGCTCCGCGTTGTATGTCGGACATAAATTAAAACTCCATTGCTGAAATCGCCACGCTTTGCAACGTGGCTGTTCCGCCAGTCAAGGCCAGAAGATCAACGTCAAGCCAAACGGGTGTGCCTACTGCTAAGCCCGTGACGATTGCGGTATCGGAAATCGGGCATATAAACGTTGCGCTCGGAGTATTGACTAACTGAGGAGCGCCGCCTACTGCCGTTCCTGTTAAAGCCGCTCCATTGACGGGTTTTGTTCCAGTTCCAGTCCGGATGTGCATGGAGGCTCCATCAGCTATGGTTCCGTTTTTAACGTTGCCAGTAACAGAAACCATTATTCGCCCGCTGAATGTTGGTGTTATGGTTCCAGCTACGCCCATCATAACTCCAACGAGGCTGGCGGTTCCCGTAGGAGATGCTGCGGCTCCCTGGAAGCTAGCGGGAGCTACACTCTGCAGGGTAGTTCCGTCAGATATTACTTGATTACCCGCCGAACCGGGCGCAACGACCGCGTAAGTGTTTGCTCCCGTGCGCTTGACGAGTCCGTTAGCGGCCAGTCCGAGCAGTGTGTCGAGTGTCACTGCGCCGCCGAGAGCGACGACAGTCCCTGCAAGCGTTATCGACGAGTTAGCCAGGCTTGCGTTTGCTACCGGGGCTGTAAGATACGTGCTAGCGTCGTTCGTCCACGTATTTGCTCCCGTGCGCTTTAGAAACCCGTTAGCCGCTACGCCGCTGATCGTGTCGAGCGATATAGAGGCACCGAGCGCCGTGCTAGTTCCGGCAATCGTAATCGCCGAGTTAGCTAGCGAAGCGTTCGTGATGCCGCTAATCGTTATGACGCCGAGCGAGCTACAAGTTATCGTAGCGCCTGAGCCGCTGACGGTGCGCGGAACGTATGCCCCTAGACCGCCAACAGGAACCTGGCCGGGCGTCGGCGCGGTGTTCGGAAATACCGCCGCTTTCGTCTGCGCGTCGTTCGTGACGCTGCCGAGGCCGACTTGCGTCGGCGTGTAGTCGCCGCTCGCCGCTACGACTGCGCCGGTGCGCCCGAATACGGACGAGACCGCTCCGCCACCACCGCCGCCGATTGCGTTAAATAGCAGCGTAGCGACCTTGCGTCGCCCTGACGCCGTGGCTACTTCGCGGAGCGCAGAAGTTAGCTGGCTGAGCGTCATTTTTTAATCGTTAGCCGGATTGCTGTAGTCTGCGCCAGGAACTTTACTGGCCGAGGGCTTAGCTCGCTTAGCCTTCGCGCTAGCGCCGCGCGTGGCGGCGGCTAGAATAGCTGCGGCGTGCTTAGCGCTGAAGCCGCCCTTGCTTGGGACGCTTGCGGCGGGTGCGGGGAAGCCGGGATACGCGGTCATGTGTAGATTGATTTGGGGGCTGGCTCTCCAATATGAGGCGGCTGCTTGCCGAGTCCGAGCGTTTTGCGATTCCACGCAATCTCGTTGGCTCGTTCCTGCGCAACCTTATCGGAGGCTTCGTCCATTTCTTTCGAGGTCGTGCCTTCGGGAAAAGCTACACCCGCTGCCGCTCCAAGTTTTTCCAGTCGAATAATGGCTTCGACTACGTCCGCACGGGTGTAGTGCGGTTTTACTGGATTTTTTTCCTCCGGTGCTGGCTTTGGAGTTGGTGCTGATTGGGTTCCTAGCGTGCTTGATGTTAACATATTATTGGTTTTATTGGTTAAGGGTTGGTTATTGAAAAATTCCATAGGTTACAAATGAGGGAGTCGAGCCAGTTACGACCTTCAGTCCGAGAACTTCTAGACCAAATGAAAAGTCACCAACGCTAGCCGCTGGCGCGATTGCTTCACTGGCGTCATTCTGTAGCACGGCGGCTGTTCCCAGCGAGTAACTTAGCAAAATTACTGGTATACCTGTCTCAAGCGTGCCGGTAGTAGCGACCCTTACTCTTTTAATTCTTAAATTTTCGTTTAACATAAATTATTGTGGCGGCTCCTTGGGCCACCATCCCGGTTGCTGCGCATAGGTATGAACGTCTTTGATGTATTGACGCTCACGGTGCGACATCTTGCTTAGCTCTCCCGCTGCCTCTGCTCTCTTGTTGCACTCTATAAAGTGCTCGTGAAAATTCTTTCCTTCCCCTGTCAGGGATTCGTAGCTCTCTCGCGGTCGCGCCGGGGCGTCGCCGCTTAGGACAGTCTTAGTACCGTCCTTGTGGTAGATTATGAGTGTCCTCACGGCTGCTGATAACCGCCGCTGTCCGAGAATGAAGGCTCGCTGCCGTCTTCGCTCGCGCTCTCGGCGTCCTGTTCCACTTCCTGACCGTTAACTTTCTCCGGCGTCACGTAAGCGCTGTCGCCTTCGACGCGCGTAACGCGCGCTTCGATTGAGAAGTCGCAGGTGTCGCCGACGGCGGGGTCTTTGCCGTCGATTGCGAGCATGTGAAGCGGAACTTCGATTTCGCCTTCGTTCCCTTGCGGGGATGATAAGTCTGAGTTGCCCGTGTCCGGGCTGATTCCACTGTCCATAAAGAATGTGCCCATAGGGAGAGGCGCAGAGAGCGCCCCTCCCATTAGGGTGAGTGATCTAACCCGCTAAAGGGATTAGAAGGTTGACTTGTTTCGGATCGTAACAGACCAATCGTTCTTTAACGTCTTGATCGACTCGTAGGCTTTGAGGCCAACGTATTTTCGCAATCCGAGCCGGTTACCGCTGTCCGGACGATCAACGACTATCGTTTTAGGGGAGAACGGACTTCCGCCAGCCACTTCGACGCACGCAACGGCTTGATAGCCGGTGCAGATTGTCGAGTAGATTTTAGCGGTGTTTCCCGTCCCTGAAATACCCGTGTTGTCGTAGGTATTTTCAACGTTCTTTTCGATAAACGACTGGGTGTGCTCCAAGAGTCGTAACCCGTACCATGTGCCGATTTCGGCGTTGAATAGACCGTCGTTTTGTCCACGAACAGCAGCCGCGATGAAGTTATTCGCGTCTAAGCGAATGGTAAACGCGACTTGCGTAGGAACGGACGCGACATACGTCGAGCTACGTGCGCTCATTCCGCCGACTCCGACGCCGCCCTTGCCTTTTACGCGGGCCTTGGGCGTGCGAGCCACGGTAAGCATCGTGAATGCTCGGTCGAGATCGACAAACGACAAGACGGTGTTCGCGCCAGTGTCCGCCACGAGTGCGGCGAACGTTGCGAAACCGCCGCCGTAAATACGCGCGCCAACCGCAGCTTGCGTCACGTATTCCGTTACGATGTCGAAGTCGATACGGTGGCCGAAATCTGCTCCGGCCACGTCGAGCCAGTTCTTAGTCGTGTTAAACAACTCGAAATCGCTCAGCACGTCGGAGATACTATCCTGAATATAAAGCTGTATCAGGGTCGTATCAATAAAGGTGTAAGACATGCCACGCTCGGTAGCTTGCTCGACACCTTCGGCGCTGACGTTAAGAACTTTCGTTCGGTCGGCAGAATCGGGGCGCATAAAGCGAACCTGCGTTCCACCTTCTTTTTTCGGCAGGTCAGCCAGATACACGAGTTGATCGTGAACTAGCTCTTGCCGGATAGCTATGAGGGCTCGCTTGTCGAAAATCTTCTGTAGCTGTCCGGATAACCCACCACTTGCTGTGGTTAACATTTAATGTAATTCTTTCTATTGCGGGACTAGGCGTGAACAAACTCTCCGCTATCAGAGAACTGTCTTTCGACTTCTCTCTCCTGCTCCTTCTCTGACATATCGTCAAAGTTACGTGCGCCGGGCTGCGTTTGAGAGCCTGCGCCTGCGAGCGACGTAGCGGCTTTGAGTTGTGCTCTTGCTTCGTCCCTTTCTTTGTTTGATTCTTTTAACTGACCCTCCAACTCAGGGATTCGCGCAGCGTCTCTTTGCGCTACTAGGAATTTCGCGGCCTTGGAAAATCCGTTAGGTAGCTGGGCTAGATACGGGTTTTCTTTAAGCAACTGCATCATTGCTTGGCCTGCTTCAGAGTTTATGTCTTCAAGCTCTGGATGTTTTCTTACGGTGTCAGTGACATCCTTTTCGCGAGACTGAACAAGCGTGTATTCCCACGTTCGTTGCGCCGCCTGCATACAGCTATTGGCGTTAGCGAACAATTCCTTTGCCTTTAACACTTCTTCAGGGTCATTGCTTGACAATGCCTTGAACGCTGCTGCTTGAAACTCGTTGGCCGCCTTGTGGAATTCCTGCGGAGAGAACTCTCCTCGGTTTCTGGCCTGTTCCTGCATGCGCGAACGCTCAGTATCTAGCTGGGCGCGCTCGTTAGCTACGGCTGCGTCGATTTGCTTTCTAACAAATCCCTTGCAGCGATCCAGGTCTTGCCATGTGCGCTTTCCGGTGTTTAGAGCTTCTACGTCAATTCCGCTAGACTTGCATTGCGCCTCGAACTCGCCCCACCCTTTGGTTAGGCGATCTTTCTCTTTCTTGGCCTTCTCGAATTCGCTTGCGCCTTTTTTGAACTGGCCCGTCTTTTCGTCGCGGGCTAGCTCTCTTTCTTGCTTCTCTGCGGGAGTCTCTGAGTTGTCGGGTTTTACTTCGGAGTTACCATCTTCGGTTTTTTCGTCTTTAGGCTCCTCGCCGGGTTTAACCTTTTCGACCTTTTCCGCATCTTCGATGTCGCCAAAAGAAGTGCCGTTTTTCTCGGCTTCTAGTAGCTGCTTTTCGATTGCTGCTTCTTCGGGGTCAGTTTCGGTAAAACCAACGTCGATATTAGTCGGTTGTGGAACCGGGCCTGCTTCGATTTCTGCCATTTGAGGGTACTCTCTTTCTTATTTTACTGAGAGAGGAGTCGTTCAAGGTCAGCCGCGTCTCTCTCGTCTTCGGCTGTCTCGGAGTTGCCGGATTTCGCACCGGCGAGCGTTAAAGCCATTGTGTAGTCTCGGTCTATGTCCGCTTTCATAAGCGCCATGCCTCTAGCTACGCCACATTGATACCTGGGGTTAAGCGTGCGCCTAGTTGCGTCTATTGCGCTGCGAATAACCGCGTTGTTAAGACGCCTCATCCACTTTTGTCCGGTAGGATGAGTCAACATCGAGGCTAGCCAGAAGCCATCTTCTTTAGTCCAGTATTCCGGATGGTCGGCTAGCTCGTCGTAAGTCTGGCGAAGTTTTGCGTCTCGCCAGGCAATTAAAAATTTACGAAAAAATGTCATGCTCTCGGTGTTGCTGCGGGTTTAGGTTGCGGAGTCGGTTTCGCGGCATCTACTGCCGCCTTCGCTACGTTTAAGTGCTGTGCCGTCGGCGCAATCGACGCAACGAAAGGAGGAAAGCCCATCGCTACTAAAGCGGCGTTCACGTCGTCGGGGCTTACTTGCGCCCCCGCTTTCATTAGCGACGCGAGCGCTTGCGCTTTGGCGGGCGAATTATCCGGCGGCGGCTGCTGCGCTGCGCCTTGCTGCGGCTGCGCGCCGGGCGCACCGCCCGCTTGCTGGCCGCTAGCGATCTGCGTGAGGACTTGCTCGACGGGCTGTAGCTGCTTCGCCATCTGCTGAATTCGCGGGTCGCCGCGCTGCGTTAGCTCCTTAATAGCTAGCTGTCCTAGCTGGAGCAGTAGCTTCGCCGTATCAGGCGTAACGGGAGCGCCAGAGCTAACTTCCTGGCCTACCCACTGAATCATCATTTGTAGTCCTTGCATAGCGCCGTCGCCGCCGTCGTTCATTACGCGCCGGATTAGCTGCACGTCGACGCGCTCTAGGAGCCATTCCGTTAACGGACGAAGATCGATGTTGGGGTTTCCCTGTAAAAACTGGTATGTTGCAAATGCTTTCTGTGCTTGCGCTGCCGTATTCCAGTCGTCCGCGCTTCCGGAGGGGTGGATTTCGTAATCTAGGTGTAGCGCTGTTTTCGGAATCGATGTTAGCTGCGAATCCTGTAAGAAAGTCATCTCCGTGTCGCCGACGTTCGCGACAATCAACTTCCATGCCATTCGGTAAATCTCGGCCATTTGCAGACGGAACACGCGCGAGCGCATGTCGTTGCCCTGATTGCTCTGGCCGACAATGGCGTCCACTTGGCGCGCGGTGATCTCGCCCTTAGCTCCCCTACTTCCGGATAGATGCTCGCCTGCGCTTAAATCCGGAACCTGGACGCGGTCTTCGGCTAGCGCCCGAACGAATTGCATTTGCTGGACGAAATCTGCAGGAGCTTCGTTAGCTCTATTTTTCTCTATACCGGGAGGCAGCACGCCGCCTGGCTTGCTCTTAAAATTCTCTGTGTTAACGGGCGAGCCGGTCGTATTAGTGAAGTCCGGATGTGCATTAAAGTCCATCCATTGCAGTTGGTTCGCCCACTGTTTGGACAGCGATTGCTGGAACCTAGCAACTATCTCGCAAACGCCGCGCGGCGAATACCATCCGGTTTGATTTAGGTCGCAGCTTAGCTTTACGAACGGAAGTTTTCCGTCGTAGCTATCCGGTAAAGGAAGTTGGCGAATGGGCGTATCCCATCCGGCTATAGGCGATATAGTCCTGATAACCCACGAGTTATTCTTTCCCGTCCTTACGTAACACTCCCAAAGAACGATTTGTCTGTCGTTATTTGTGTGAGTGATACCTTCGCGTAGCTCCTGGTCTTGCTCTTTCGAGAACCTTCCTGATTCCTCGGTAACCGTGCCTTTGATTTGATTAACGAAGTCGTCGTCTTTTCTGGAATAATTCTTGTTCCTTTTGTATTGATCGACTGATACCTTGTAAACGTGGACTAGCCAGTCAACATCCTGTAACGCCTCGGAATACCACGGGACGATAATATACAGAGGGTCTATTCCTTCTAGAACTAACTGGTCTTTGTTGCTATCCCATCTTTGCTTTACGACGCAAAAGCTATCCTGTAGGTGTTCGTCAATGGAAGAGTGTGCCGCAAACTCGAAATTACTGTTTTGCTTTAGCTGGTAATCAAAAAATTGTTCGGCAAGTTTGGACTCGCCTGATTCCTGGTCTTTCTTGGATACGAACGTGGCTACGGTCTGCGGTGCGTAAATTTGTTGAAGGAATAACGGCTTGATCTTTTCAATCATCGTATCCGCTAGCGGATAGGTGGGGTTAGGCGCTCCCTCGTAAGGTAAATTAGTGCGCTTAATGCCGCGATAGCGCAGCCTGTTCCATAATTCTTGCTTACGATCCCAGTCCTTGCGGTCTCGTAGGGCTTTATGAATGTCGTCAAAAATCTTGCTCATTAAAATCCTACGTTAGCCCCAATGTCTTCTAGAATTTCTTCGTTAGCTCGTCGATCTGAGTAGTAAGGGTCGTAAAGGACTGGCGACATGAATGGCGACATATCCATAGGGGCCATTGCGCCGAAGACTGCGTCCATTTCATCGGGAGACGAAACGCCGCGCTCTTTGAACATTAAAGTCTTGTCTTCGAGGGCTAGCTTGCCGTCTACCGTATAGTGCATTTGTCGACTTGTTAGCTGCTCTACGACTGCCGGGTTGTCGGGCAGTATTACTTCGCGTCGCTTGATTTTGTTACATCCTTCTATCCAAACCCACGCCGCCCAGCTTCGATAGATGTTGTAAATCGGAGAGCTATCGTGGAAGCCGAAGTTCTGTCGGAGGATCGGCCAGTCAGCTAGAGCTAGCTTGTCTAGTGTAGACTTAGCCGCCGCGTCGCCGCCTACCTGATCGCTCCTTAGCTTCTGCTCGCGCATTAGTGCGATACATCTGCCGACTACTGCGTCTTCGTTAGTCTCGCGCCAGGCGTCGACGATCTCGTATTTGTTGCCGTCGCGAACGCAAAAAACGTTTTTCGCTCGACCGCCGCTACTGAAGTCGAAAAAGCCGTAGCGAAACCCGGTCTGATTGTGTCGCGGCGGCGATTCGTAGCACGCTAAAATTTCCTTTTCTGTTATCGGGAAGAGTTCGCCTTCCTCTGAGTCCATAAACTCGCCGTAAAGGGTGCTCTGTGTATATGGATGCTCTTTACCGTAAGTGCTAAGAATGAAGTCGATTCGCTCTTGCGGAATATGAGGACAGTCGACAAGGCCGGCCTTCACTGTCGTCCAAAGGCTCTTATTTTTTGTGTGCGATTCCCAAAACCTACCGCTGCGCGTCCCTGGCGAGCTAACCATCATAACCGCCGTAGGCGTCCATCGGTCTAGCCCTCGAAAAATATCTTCCTTAATGAACTTGGCCTCGTTTATCTGCAGTAGTAGCGGTGAATCCGGCCTCTCGTGCCATCCCTCCGCTCGCTCGCCGGTGTTCGTAACAAAGCAAGTTATCGAACCGCCCTCTGGCGTTGTTAGCTTCCAGCTCGGAGACTTAACGGGGTCGCCCCATGTAAACTTACCGACGTGCGCCTCTAGGCTAGGAACGGTCTGCTCGCGCATCTGTAAGCTAGACTGCGTCGTGATCGCTACGCGGCCTTTCGGGTGAAAGTAAAGCCACCAGTAAGCCGCCGTAGGAATGATTACCCAGTCCTTCCCGCTTCCGTTCGGAGCGCGAACCGTAATGTTCTGCCGCGTTCCGCCGAGTCCGGTAGCTCGCTCTAGCGGCTCTAGCGCCCTAATCTGCCAGTCGTAGGGCGTAAGACCGAGCTTTAGCGCGCCGAATCCGGCGGTAGTCGTTTCTATCGGGAAATTAGCCACCGTAACTCTTGAGGGAGTATTGAACGCCGTCGATCAGCGCCGCCTTGCCGACGCGAATCTCGTATTCGATAATGCGTCGCTCTTCGCCGCCCTCCATAGGGTCGGGGTCGACGCCGATAGCTAGCGCCGCTGCTGGGCTAATCTCGCCGATCTTCTCGTGCGGGCCGATGTCGCCGACGACGCAAAGCACGTTCTGCTTCGTTACCATGTTGGTCAGTAAGCACTCGCTTCCGAGTACCTTTCCTCTCGTCTTCTGACAGATCAGAGGCGGGACAACCACATAAGGAACGCGATAAGCGTCAAGAGGTAGACCATCGGGGCTATGTAAAGTAGTGTCCGGTGCGAACCACTTGTCATAAAAAGGAGTATCTTTCGTGTTCGGATGAGTAGCCTCCGAGCCGTCTCTGTCGATGTCTGCGTCAGCTACGAACTGAACTGTCTCGTGTCCATATTCGTCCTCCTCATAGAGCCGAATGTTAGCGCCTTGAATTGTTCCGATTATCTTAATCACAAATCTTCCAGTCTTCGTTGTCCATCACGCACTCAACTAGCGCGTTGGCGTGCAAATAAATGTAAGCTGCTCGCTGATCTTTGAATTTGATAGAGATGCCCGTCCACGCACCAGTTGCGTGATTCCACTCTTGGACAATCCAGCCGAAACTAACTCTCTGGATTCGCCACTTAGCGTGTGGCTGTTCCATTGACTCTTTCTGAATATCTTCTGAAAGTTACGACGAAAGATTTCGCCGTTGACCGGACGCGGCGAGTCGCCCTTACCTGCGCCGGGCATGATTACGCGCGTAAGAACGCCAGCCAGTATTTCAGGCTATGCTTGTCGTGTCGAAGTAGGGCGTCTGCGCCGAGATGCTTCTGATCCTGCGTCAAAAGATCAATTCCGACGCGCGCAACATCCAATGCGTCGTCTGGATCGGCCATCCATTGCTCCGGTGCCCAGTAAATCGGCGGAGAAACTACGGCGGGAACGCGCTGTGATATTGCGTCAGCCGTTACCATGTTAAAGGACTCGGTGTAGGACACCTGGATAACTAAATCCATACGCCCTATTAGCTTAATAAACTTATCCCAAAAATCCCAATGATGCCGTATCAGTTTTAATCCAGGTAATCCCGCTACCATTTGCTCTATGGCTGAAAGCGTCATACAATGGCAGTTCTCGCCGCCCGTGGACATGTGTAGCTCTACCGGAACATCCAGGTGCGAGTGTATGGCGACTGCGGCTGCGGCTGCGGTCATCAGGTTCTTTTCTGGACGTATCGCGCCCAGCGCTCCGATTTTCAGAATATCGCTGCTCCATCGCTTGCTGGTCTGTCTATCAACGAGGTATAGGTTCGGAAGTAGCGAGCAGCGCTCTCCGTAGGCGATTCTGAACCACTCTGCGAAGTTAGGACAATTCCCTGCTACTCGCAGGTTATGAAATGAATGCGACAAATTAGCGTATGCCCGAAGCAGCGAAATGCCGTCAGGGTCAGCCTGTAAGAATCCGACGTTAGAGTGGCAAATAACTACAAAGCTTGTCCTGCTGAAGCGCAATAGTAGATTCGTAAGGTCATGCACGCTTAGCCAGGGAGCAGAAATCGCTACATGAGTGAATGCCCTACCTTCTGATTCGGCTTTCTTTAGCGCTCTTGCTACGTCCACGTTGTTGCGAACGGCGTAAGCATGTGCATCGACGCCAACGTGTCTTAGATACTTAGCGGTAGTGTAACCTGCGACCTGTAGCCCTACGCAACTGGCTCTAGTCCAGTGCGAGAAGTCTTTGAAGAATAACGCGAGGCGCGTATTGCTAGGAGTAGGGCAGGATTGGTTTGACATCGTCGGTGGGTTTATGCTTAAATCTTGGCTTATATTGTTCGCGTAGTCCGGGATTGGCCGCGTCCCAGTCTGAAATTTCCTTACAAAGTCTTCGCGCTATTCGTTCCCATGTGTTCATAAAACCGGGTTAGAACTTCCGCCTTCAATCCACGACGCGTTTGCGGATATGGCAGGCTTAGTGGCGGATGATCCTCTGGCGGATGATCCTCCGTTAACCCAGTCGCCGTTCTTTCGGATTTCTCGCGCCTCGGCTTCGCCTTTCTTAGTGGCGGCTATCCGGTCTTCGAGTTGTAGTTCTAGTTCTGCTAGCGAAGCTTCTGCAGTCTTAATGGCAACTAGGGTTCTAGGATTCGGCTTGACGCGGAGTTTTCTTTTTAAGGACACAAGTTCATTAAGGCTCACTAGCTCTCGCTCGATTGAGTCTTTACGGGACTGCATTTCTGACGTCAGGTTGGAATTGACGAGAGTGTGGATTTGCTTCTGTCCGGTTTTGAGTTCTACAAGAGTAGCGTCGGTGTGCGCCGTGGTGTCCTTTAAAATTCTAGCTGCCTGCTCAACGCGCTCCGCTACTACGTCCTGTCTAGCCCAGTCCTGCTTCTTCATTCCGCGCTGAAAAGCGTATTGAATTGTCGCCATGATTGCCGGAGCGGCGACGACGGCGATAACGGTAGTAATGACAGGGTCTAGCATGACTTAAAGGCCGCCTCCGCCAAGAAACTTCATAACTATCACGATTAGCACGATAATGGCTATGACTAGCTTAATCGGGCCGGGTATCGGGTAAATAAAGTAGTCGATGCAATACAGTAAGCCACCTATAACCGCTAAAAGCAGAACGGCCATAAAGAACTTCATTAGAAGTCCGCTAGCTGCTACCGCTGCTATCACTGTAAACATAATTTTATTCCTTTATATCGCAGCAAGCGCCGGTATCCATAAGCCCCTGAAAACCCACGCCGCAAGCAACGCCGCCGCGCCCGCCGCGTACCAGAAGCGCTTTACCCAGTCATGTCGCGACGTTTCCGCCTTGTCAGCGCGCGTGTAAGCTGCGTCTCGCTCGTTAGCTAGTTTTTCCGTGATCTCGTTCGCTGATTTTGTTAGATCGTCGATCTCGCCTTGCTTTGCGGTAATCTCGTCTTTCGCGTTCTGTACGGATAGATACGCCCCGTTAAGCTCTGCTTGTAACGCGTCGTAAGCGTCCTGCCATTCCTTCGTTTTACACGGCTCCGTCGTAGCGGCGGCGAGTTTCACGGCAGCGTCTTTAGCGCCTGACACGCGCTGCTCCACGCGACTCACGGCTTGTTGGAGTGGCGCTAAAGAAGGTGCCTTGAAAGTTGCGACAGACGTGCGCGTGGTGGCGCAAGACGAAAATAATAGAGCTACTGAGAAGCACGCGCCGATGTATCGCGCAATCATTGAGAGCTTAAACAAGAAGTATTTTATCCTCCAAGGAAGTTTCATCGCTTACGCGCCTTGCGCGCGACGCGCTTTACGACTGGCTCGTCTAGCTCTAGCGGCTCGCAGGCGGGCGCAATGAATTTACCAATATGTTTGCCTTGTATTGGAGAGCCGGTAATCGGGTGCGGGAACTCCTCGACTAGCTTGAGGCGTACGAGCGCGCGCGTTACGCCGTCGGCGACGCACGCGGTTATGGCGCGGCGGTCTTCGTCGTTCATACTTCCCTGAAAATTCGGTAAATACCTTCGCGCTGGCCGGTGTAAACGTATTTTCGCGACTCCATTCGCTCGATTGTCGTTACGCCGATCTGAACCGGGCCGTGATCGTATGCTTGCCCGTCCTTAGTTACGAGTTTTGCGCGTGGTTGCTGATCTTGTTCGGGGCTAGTGTCGCCTTTTAAGCTTTGGGTTGTTATCATTTGCTCTCGTCTTTCTTTGCTAGCGCCTGCTCGCGCATCTCAATAAGCTTTGCTCGCTGCTCGTCATTCACTACTAGCGTCTGCGTCCTGGCGTCGACGTTCACTTCAACGCTCGGCTTGTGTAAGCCCGCTACGCGCAGCCGTGCGTCGACCTGCGTGCGAACGAACGACGCCTTAAACGGGTCGCTCTTGCCGTTTGCGTCTACGCTGCCTTCGCGTCGCGCGTCGTCCGCAATCTTAATAGCGTCGTCGCGCAGGCAGTGATACAGGTAGTCGCAAACTACGTCGAACTGATTTCTAAATTCCTTGTCCTTCGCTGCGAAGTTATACACGCTGCCGCGCGCCATTCCTAGCTTATCGCAGGCGGCGGTTACGTTACCTTCTGAGAGGATTGCCTCGAAGAAGTTGTCGCGCTGCTGCGGGTGCGCCAGGCGGGCGGGAACCGGCCAGAACTCAATCGGGTATTCGAGTTGCTTTCGCCAGCGAAGTAGCGCTAGCTCTCTTCCAATCATTTTTGCTTCTTCGGCTCCGGCTTCGTGTAGATCGGCGGCGGCGGTGTTCCGCCTTTGCCGTAGTGCGGCTTGCGATCTCGCGCGGTCTGTTTCCAAAAAGTATTAGGCCGGTTCATCGTTGTATCCAGGGATTGCTTGAGATAACCCACCGGATGCCGCACCATTCCGGATGGTAGTCAGGATGCCACCTTGCGACCGCTCCGGTTGCCAAGTGGATTTCAAAATAGCTCGCGTAGGTAATCATATCGCCCTCAGGCTCCGGTCGGCGCGCACCATGTATCGCCGCGCCGGTGCGCCGGTGCGCACGGAGGCGCGGCTAGTCACGATGTCGCCCGGCTCCGCCGTGAATTTCTTTACTAGCTCGATCTGCGTCGGCTTGCCGTCCGCGTCGAGCACGCTTCCCTTCTTCGCCGTAAACGCTAGCTGCCATCCGTAGAGCGCGCGCCACGGAAGCTTCACGCGTCGGCGCGGCTCGCGTTGAGCGTAGGAAGTCGTGGCTCCGAGGGAGTCGAGCAGGTCTTTGACGATTGCTCGCGCGCGCTCGGCGTGGTTACTTTGCCGCTTACCAATTGACATTTTGCGGCGTTCCGGTAACGACGCCGGTGTTGAACTTGCTAGCGCCCTTTGCGTCGACGGGGTTAGGGCAGCCGCGATCTTGGCACAACTCGCAGTAGTTCGGATCGATCTGCGTCGCCGTTACGGTTCCCTGGCTTTTTAGAGGCGGAAAGTCCGGCCCGTCCCGAAACACCGGCAGCGCGCTAGTTAAGTGCGCGACTAGGGCGTCGAAGGTTTCAAAGACGTGCGGCTCGCGCGGCACTAAATCTAACGGGTCGTCGGCGAAGTTTTCCGCTTGTACGATGTAGCCGTTAGCCATCGCTTGAATTGTGATGCTCTCGTTCATATAAATTAGTTGAAGCTCAGGGGAATAAGCGACTCCGTCCGCGTGGGTCGCGGCGGGCGGTTTTGAGGCCGAGCGTCGCCGGGTAGCTCCCGTAGCGTCTGCGCGCTCTCTTGCGCGCGGTCCCATACGCACGGCGGATCGTCGGCGGGGTGCTCCCGCCAGTTGGCTCCCGACATCCATTTTAGTTTTTGAGTGCCGTAGTAAAATTTTCCGGTGTGCATAGGTTCTTCTTCCCCGGCAATAGTAACGCATTGTGCAACAATGTCAAGCAATGCGGCGCATTTTTGCGAAAAAAACTTTTCGGCGCGCGGAAGGGCGGATTTTTTTCGCGAACGACGCTCGTAAGTGCCGGCTGCGGCGCGTGTTAAGTCGGCTTTAGCTCGTGCGACTTCTTACGGCGCGCACGGCGAAACTTTTTGCGGCGAGGCGGCGGCGGTTCTGAGCGGCGGGAGAGCGGCGGGACTCCGCCGCCGCGCGGGGGGCCACCCCCCCCACCGCACGCCGTCGGCTAGCTCGCCGCTAGCTGCGACGCTAGCTCGCCGCTAGCTCACGCACTAGCTCACGCACTAGCGCTGCGCGTGCGTAGCGTGCTGCGCGCTATACGTGAATTGCCTAACTAATTTGGCCTTGTAAGTGCCTCAACGTCAACGTTGTAACGGATGTAACTTTTGTAACCGCAACGCGTAAGTGCCTCAACGACAACGTTGTAACTTTTGTAACGGATGTAACTTTCAAAAGACAGTTTTTCTACGCCTCGTGTAACCGATGCTTCCCATAGGTAACGGTTTCTCTTCTTTGTTTCTTACGCGCGCGCGTGCGTACGTGCGTGCGTAGCGTACGTACGGCGTAACGGCGAGCGTGCGTCGCTCGCCGCGTAACGCGCGCGCGAACGAGACGCGTGCGACGGCGCGCGCTCCGAGCGTAAGCGCGCGCCGCGGCG